CACTATGGGAAATATGAAGGGGTCGTGCGCTCCAACAGATAGCGAGCATGTGTGGAGTTTGTTTGCCCCCAAGAAGTACTACCCGCAAGAGGCGAGCGGGTTCAGCAAGCTTCCTGGGAAGATGAAGGCTGTGGCACAGAAATGTGACGCAAGTTTGAACCAGGGATATGAGGCTAGTAACTGCTTTAGTTTTAACTGTAAGATTGGGCCAAATAACATCGCAATCTGTCGTTGTCCAATGGGCCAGGCACCGGCGAGCACGACGTTTTTAACGGAAGCCGGGCAGGGCAACCCGGAGGCTTGCTATCAGCACCCTGTGAGTTTACCTGTCCAAAACAGTACTTTGAAAGGAAAATAAGATGGTAAAATGGATTGAAGATAGAATGAAAGAACCGTCAAGCTACGCGGCATGTGCCGTTGGCGGAGTTGGAATTGGCGTCTTGATTGACCAACCAATCGTAATTATGGTTGCTGTTGGCGCTGCCGCAATTGCGTTCGTATTGCGGGAGAGGGGCATCCTTTGATGCTCAAAATATATGTCTTAATAATAGTGATAGGTCTCGTGGGCGGTTCAGTCTACGGGGCCTATTTCTACTACAAAGACAGCCAGCAGCGCATCCAAATCCTGACCGAAAATAGCGCGAAGTTGGAGACAGCCAAGAAGCTGCAAGACGCGACGATAAACACGATGATTGAGGACCGGGAGCGTTTCTCTGCACTGACAAAGAAACTCCAGATCAAACTCGACAGGGCTAATTCTTACAAAAATGTCCTGATCGGTAAGTTGCGGAAGCACAATCTAGCGAAGCTTAGTCTGAAAAAACCCCGTTTGGTAGAAAAGAAGATCAATGCTGGAACAAAGAAGTTATTCCGCAGTCTTGAAATTATCAGCGGCGCTCCTGCTCCTGTCGTTGTTAAGTAGCTGCGCCGGATTTAAGAAGATACTTCCTGTTGAGATAAAGACAATTGAGGTGGAGCGGCAAATACCTGTCCAAAAGCAGCCGCGTGCGGTGTCGCTCAACGACATTCATTTCTATGTGGTGACTCAGGATACGTTTCCCGCGTTTAAGAAGCGTTTTGTTAAGGAAAACGGAGACCTTTTGTTCTATGCTCTAAGCGTGCGGGACTATGAGACGCTTGCCATGAACATGGCTGAGATAAAGCGGTTCCTTGCACAGCAGAAGCATATTATTCTATATTACGAGAAAGCTGTATCTCCGAAGGCGAAAAAAGAAATGACTAACCAATTGCGCGAAGAGAAAAAGGGGTAGTTAGAAATGGCTAGAGAACCAACTTCACTTATATCTGAATCAATGCCTTCTTATGGCGAGCCTCTTGAAGAGGCCCAAGATGTTACGATTGAAGATGATGGAGAAGATCTAGACTTTGATGGTCTACTTGGAAACCTTATTCCGGAGGAAGACGGGTCTGTTCTTGTCGGAGAGATTGAGAAAATGGCTCGCGAACAGATCGAAGATGATCCAGACGCGAATCTTTCTGAAATTATGGATGAACGAGATCTCACTAAAATCTCTTCTGAACTATTGGGATATTACGAAGACGACAGAAGCAGCCGACAAGAATGGGAAGATGCGTACACAGAAGGACTTAACCTTCTAGGTATAAAATACGAGGAACGGGATCAGCCTTTTAGGGGGTCCAGTGGTGTCACACACCCTGTTATTGCAGAGGCTGTGACACAGTTTCAAGCTCAAGCCTATAAAGAGCTTCTTCCTAGTTCTGGACCTGTGCGAACTCAGGTGGTTGGCGCTATTACACCGGATGTTCAGGCCCAGGCCCAGCGCGTCCAAGAATTTATGAATTACCAGATAACACATAATATGGATGAGTATGATCCGGAGATGGATCGTCTTCTGTTTTATCTACCACTTGCTGGAAGTGCTTTTAAAAAGGTCTATTTCGATGATATGCGGGACAGAGCCGTTTCTAAGTTCGTCCCCGCCGATGATCTACTTGTACCGTATAACGCCACAGACTTGCAGAGCGCCTCTCGTATAACGCATGTAATTCGTATGAACGAAAATGATATACGTAAATATCAAGCTGGCGGGTTTTATAGAGATATTGATCTTGAGCCGTATGCGGAGGAAGACGAGATCCGAGAGAAAGAACGTCGCCTCATGGGTGTTGAGAAGACTTCTTCCGGGGACCAAGATTGCACCATACTAGAAGTCCATACAGATCTTGATCTACCTGGTTTCGAGCATCTTAATCCGATGACGAACGAGGAAACAGGAATTAAGCTCCCTTATATTATTACAATAGATGAAGGAAGCTCAAAGGTTTTGTCCATTCGACGCAACTGGAATCAGGGTGATGAACTCTATCGTAGTATAGAGTACTTCACGCATTTTAAGTTCCTACCCGGTCTTGGATTCTATGGGTTTGGCTTGTTGCATATGATCGGAGGGTTGGGTCGATCGGCAACATCTATTTTAAGGCAGCTTATTGATGCCGGAACACTTGCAAATCTTCCCGCTGGCTTTAAAGCTCGTGGTATCAGAATTCGTGATGCTGACGAGCCTCTTTCTCCTGGTGAGTTTCGTGATATTGATGTTCCCGGCGGTGCTTTACGAGAAAGCATCATGCCGCTTCCATACAAGGAGCCCAGCCAGACATTAATGAGCCTTCTTGGTTTTGTAGTGGATGCTGGAAGACGTTTTGCGGCTATTGCGGACATGCAAGTTGGTGATGGCAACCAAAACGCTGCGGTAGGAACAACGGTTGCTCTTTTAGAACGTGGCTCCAAGGTGATGTCGGCCATACACAAGAGGCTGCACTACGCACAAAAGCAAGAGTTTCGGATGCTGGCTCGTGTGTTTTCTGAGTCGCTACCTCCGGTGTACCCGTATAACGTATATGGAGCGGAAGCTACTGTTAAGCAGTTGGATTTTGACGATCGTGTTGATGTAATCCCTGTTTCTGATCCGAACATCTTTTCTATGTCTCAAAGACTGGCCTTGGCACAAACTCAGTTACAGTTAGCTCAAGCCAGCCCTGAAATGCATAATATGTATGAGGCTTACCGCAGAATATACCAAGCCATTGGTGTTCATGACATAGATTCTTTGCTTCCAGCCCCTCCGGAGCCTCAACCTGTGGACCCCGCCATGGAAAACGCTGGCGCTATGGCGATGCAGCCTCCCAAGGCGTTTCCAAATCAAGATCATGACGCTCACATGACTTCTCACATAATATTTATGAAGACACCGATACCATCCAGCACACCACCCCTTTTTGGTATGTTGCAGGGTCATTTATGTGAGCATATAGCCTTAAAAGCCCGTGAAGAAGTTGGAAATCAGATGCAACAACAGCAACAACAGTTCATGGAAGTGCAGAATGCTATTCAAACGGGTCAAATAAGCCCTGATATGGCTCCACAGTTGCCCCAAATGGATGATCCGGAGGCCATGGTAGCTACGCTAATCGCACAATACACCGAAGAAGTGATGTCGGCTCTTATGCCACCGCCAGAGGGCGAAGTAGACCCCTTGGTTGAGCTTAGGTCTAAAGAGCTAGATATAAAGGCCGCCGACTTGGAGCGCAAGGCTGTTGAATTTGATCAGCGTCTGTTGTTTGACGTTGCGAAAGAGGACGCTAAAGAAGAATTGGCCGCAGACAAGATTGATTCTCAGGAAGATATTGCTCTGCTACGTGCCGAGGTTAACCGTGAGCGGATCAATCAAGGCACAGCCGGAAGAGGGAATTAGTATGGCTAAAAACATGACTCATTACCTGAAGGATGGAACCAAGCATCCTGGTGGGACACACAAGATGTCTAATGGGGATCTTCATACCGGATCTAAACACGGGCCTAAAAGCAAAAGGCTTTACCACTATGCGGAATTGCCTTCGGCTTCGGCAAAAAAGAAGGCTAGGAAGAGAGCATAATGTTTCACGTGAAACAATATGGCTATTAAAAGGCAGAGCCCCATACGCCGCACTACTAGCGGCAAAGGCGCCAACTATCGTAAGACCAGCAAGGGCGCTGGGATGACGAAGAAGGGTGTGGCTGCTCATCGCAAGGCTAATCCGGGGTCTAAGCTTAAAACAGCGGTTACGGGGAAAGTTAAAAAGGGAAGCGCGGCAGCGAAACGTAGAAAGTCCTATTGCGCTCGATCTGCCGGACAGATGAAAAAGTTTCCGAAGGCGGCTAAAGATCCAAACAGCCGTTTAAGACAGGCCAGAAAAAGGTGGAAATGCTAATGTCTTTAGTTGAGAATATAAATAAGCGTAAAAAGGCGGGAACATCTCGTCCTAAAAGTAAAAGCAGTGTCAGCCCTAAAGCGTATGCGAAGATGAAATCTGGATACAGGGGTGGCGGAATGACCAATCAGATGTCTGATCAAATGGGCATCTCTACGGAAAGAGCAGGTGGTCTTATGGATAGAGCAGAAATGATGAACGATATGGCTGGGTACAAAAAGGGCGGTTCAGTCTTGATTCTCAGTATGGGTTCTCTGAAGCCAATGATGCGAAACAAGGAAGAGCATTCGGAAGACAGCACCTTGATTCAGGGCACTGAGAGCCAGGTTCGCGGCCGTCACTTTAACAATAACGGCGGAAAGGGAACTTTCTGATGGACGAAGAAATTGATGTAATGTTTGGCCCAGACAAACGAACTCCTGAAGGTGGTGTTTCTGATAAAGATAAACGAGAGTTTATTATGGATGTTCAAAAAGTCGGGAGGAGCACTGTTGCGGAAATGTCAGGGCGCGATCTAGACACCGCTTACAAAAAAGCCTTATCAGACGCGGAAAAAGATGTTGGAGGTAGAAATATGGGCGGTATGGTCCGTGATGAATTAGGTTACATGCAAGGCGGCATGGGATACACTCCACGCGGCCCTATAAAATATTCTAAAGGAGGCGCGGCGAGAGGAAAGAAATACAGCGGTAGTTATTAATGGCAGACCCAACGACCTTTGCATATTCTTTGTTGAAGAGTATCCAAGGCCGCATAGAATTAACCCAGGACGCTATTCTACACGGTTCTCCGAAAGATATGGAATCGTACAAGCATCTCGTCGGAGAGCTTAACGGATTAGAGTTCGCAGAACAGGAGATTAAAGATCTCCTGCAATCTTCGGAGGAAGAATGACAAAAGCCTTGTATGTCCCCGACCATGTCGCGGAGACCGCTAAAGCCACGTCCAAAGCGTCTGTGGCTTATATTAATAAAAATGAAAAAGTTCTAGACCCTTCCTTAATTGATAAAGACCTTAAAGAACGCCTACCGCAGCCCACCGGATGGCGTCTTCTGGTTATGCCTTATATGGGAAAAGCTATGACGCAGGGTGGTGTTCACATCCCTGACGCCATTATAGACCGGGAGGCTCTTGCCACGGTCGTTGCTTATGTACTTCGGGTGGGGCCATTGGCCTATAAAGATGCTGCTAAGTTTGGAGATGCTTTAGATACATCTTGGTGTGCCGAAGGCGATTGGGTATGCATCGGACGCTACGCGGGCGCTCGCTTTAAGATTGAAGGCGGAGAAGTCCGTATAATTAACGATGACGAAGTTATCGCTACTATTTTAGAACCGGACGATATCAAGCACATTTGATCGTTTGGTCTTTTAGAAAGAAGAAAGAGACCATGGGGGATAAACCATGCCTAATGAACTAGAAGAAACCGCTGTTGATGTCGGTGACTCTGAAGAGACCTCTACAGATATAGATGTCTTGCCAGCGGAAACCGGAGAAGATCAAGAAACCGAAGTAAAATCCTCTGCCTCTAACGAGGAACTAGAGGAATACAGTTCTAATGTAAAAGGTAGGATTGATAATCTTACCAAACGTTTCAGAGAAGAGGAACGTCAAAAGCAAAGCGCCATAGAGTTTGCTGAAAATGTCCGTAGAGAGAATGATAATCTAAAGGACCGGTTGGGCAGTTTAGACAAAAGCTATATGGAACAGTTTGAGGGTAGGGTTGATTCACAACTAGAGTCCGCCAAAAAACTCTTACGAGACGCCCATGAGATGGGTGATGTCGATCAAATTGTTGAGGCACAAGAGGTTTTATCGGATCTTACTATTGAAAGATCACGGGTAAAGGTTGCGAAGGCTAACAAACAACCTGAAGCACCTGTACCCCAAGCACCTGTACCCCAAGCACCTGTACCCCAAGCCTCTGCGGACCCACGGGCAGAGAAGTGGGCAAGCAGTAATAAGTGGTTTGGTGAGGACGAAGTTATGACATATGCGGCTTTTGGGCTTCATAGACGTCTAATTGAGGACGAAGGCTTTGACCCGTCCTCAAATGATTACTACGATGAACTTGACAAACGGATGAGAGACGAGTTTCCACAGAAATTAGGATCTGGTCCCAAGTCTAACGGGGGGAGAAAGGTCGCGTCGGCCGAGTCTTCCAAATCCCGCAACAAGAGTGGACGAAAAACTGTGCGGTTATCAGCCTCACAAGTTGCTATTGCGAAGAGGCTTAATGTGCCTCTTGAAGAATATGCAAAATATGTGAGGGACTAGCCATGACTATTGAGAACACAACTCGCGAAAAGTCTACGAGAACGCCTAGAGCCAACCAAACTCGTGCAGGGCAAGCACGCAGAGAACCTTGGAAGCCCCCGTCCGTGTTGGACGCACCACCCCCTCCAGAGGGTTACAAACATCGATGGATTAGGTCTGAAGTAATGGGTTTTGATGACCGTAAAAACGTGGCGGCTCGCTCCCGTGAGGGTTGGGAACTGGTACGTGGTGAGGAATACCCAGATTTTGAGATTCCGACTGTTGATGATGGTAAACACGCTGGTGTCATAGGTGTTGGTGGTCTCTTGCTTGCAAGAGTTCCGGTTGAAATCGTTGAAGAACGTGATGCTTACTTTCGCAGCATGACAAACAACCAGATGCAGGCTGTTGATAATGATCTAGCTCGTGAGCAGCATCCGGTAATGCCGATCAATAAACCTGATCGACAATCTCGTGTAACTTTTGGAGGTCCTCAAAACGAGGACTAGGAGAAAATTAAATGGCTAATATTAATGGAAGTTTTGGCCTACGTCCCATCAGTAAGTTGGGCGGAGGTTCAAATTCCACTGGTCTTACCGGATATACTCCATATGAAATTGCCTCAGACAACACTGGCAAACTCTACCACGGACAGATAGTCGTACCCCTCGCTTCTGGGTATATCGACCATACGTCTAATGCCGCTGGTGGAACTGTTAGTGCTCTGGGTGTGTTTCAAGGATGTGAGTATGTCTCTAGTACCACTGGAAAACCCGTTTGGAGTAACTACTGGCCCGGATCTGGAGCAGACAGCAATCATCCGGTTAAAGCCTTTATCAATGACGACCCTAGTCAGTTGTATGTAGTTGCAACTGATGCTTCGTGGACAAGCAAGGCAACAGCACGCGCAAGTGTGTTTTTGAATGCTAGTACGTCTACAGGCATCACAGGCACCGATGCTACAGGTGTGTCTCTCGGTCGTTTGGCTATCAGTACTATGGCAACAACCAATAGTTTGACGTTACGAATTATGGGTTGGGTTGAGGATCCTTCTAGTGCGGATTTCGCAGCCGCCGGAATTGGCGCAATTGTTAGGTTGAACAACAGCTTTAATGCACCTACGGGTTCCATTGCTGCTGGTACTGTTTCAACTACTGGCGTATAGGAAAGGATTGAACAATGGCTATTAGCAGAGCACAACTAGCAAAAGAGCTAGAGCCGGGACTCAATGCCCTTTTCGGCCTTGAATACGCCCGATACGATGACGAAGCTGCGGAAATCTATGACACTGAATCTTCAGAACGTGCTTTTGAAGAAGAGGTTATGTTATCCGGCTTTGGGGCAGCGCCCGTAAAGCAGGAAGGTTCCGCAATTACCTTTGATGACGCCCAAGAGGCGTATACTGCACGGTATACGCATGAGACTATCGCGCTTGCTTTCTCCATTACGGAAGAAGCAATCGAGGATAATCTTTATGATCGTCTTGCCTCTCGCTACACGAAAGCTTTGGCACGTAGTATGGCCAACACCAAACAGGTGAAGGGTGCTGCTACGCTGAACAACGCTTTTGATAGTGGGTTCACAGGCGGTGATGGTAAGGAGCTTTGTGCTACAGACCATCCTCTTGTAAACAACGGTACGCTTCGTAACGAACCAGCCACAGCGGCTGATCTGAACGAGACAAGCCTTGAGAACGCTCTTATTGACATTGCAGCTTTTGTTGATGAGCGTGGACTTAAAGTTTCGGTTCGAGGACAGAAGTTGGTTATTCCTCCGAATCTTCAGTTTGTTGCGGATCGTCTTCTTGAGTCGACTCTTCGTCCAGGCACTGCCGATAACGATATTAACGCTACGCGGAACATGGGTATGCTCCCGCAGGGTTACACCGTTAATCACTATCTGACTGACACGGATGCATTCTTTATTAAAACAGATGCTCCTCGCGGCTTCGTTCACTTTGAGCGTATGCCGATGTCTACGAAGATGGAAGGTGACTTTGATACAGGCAATGTACGGTTCAAAGCCCGTGAGCGTTACAGCTACGGTTACTCTGACCCTCGTTGCGTGTACGGTTCTCCTGGCGCATAATATCAGGGGGAGAGGAAACTCTCCCCCTACTTATTTTCTGGGAATCACATAGCCCTAGCGACTGTCCCAGCAGACGCTTACGAAGACTCTAGGGTTAATCTCTCGTAAGGAGGAAGCCAGATGGCTAACACAACTTTTAACGGTGCCGTCCGTTCAGAAAACGGTTTTGAAGACATTAGTATTTCGGCGAGCACAGGCGCGGAAACTACCAACAGCACATATGGGGAAAACGCCTCAATTGGCGGTACTCTTGCTGTAACAGGTGCAATTTCTGGCACGTCAACACTTACTGCCAGACGCTCCGTCAACACAGATTTCAACGCAGCGGCGGCAAAAACAGAGACTTTGACGGCGGCTCAATCAGGAACTTTGTTTTTGATTAACGGTGCAGCGGCAAATATTGTTAACCTTCCCGCGTTGTCTACAGGCAACGTAGGTGTAACGTATGACTTTCAACTTACTGTGGCTGTCGGCGGAAGCGTAACAACTACATTCGTACTTCCAGGCAGTGCAGTATCTAATTTCCAAGGCATGATGTCACTGGTGGCGGGTACGGCGGCTAACGCCATTAGCGATGTTGCAGGCGATACATTGACGCTGCCAAACTCAACGGTAGCTAACGCCCGCATCTCGATGACCTGCGTTGTCGATGACGGAACCAACTCTACTTGGATGGCAACAGCCCTATCTACTCCTATTGCGACTATAACTTAATTTGTTTTGGGTGGGGGTTTAACCGCTCCCACCATTTCATAAGGAGGTCGACATGGCTGATGCTGTAACAAAAACTACCGTGGAAGACGGCCCTAAAAAAGCCATTATCTACTGTACAAACACAAGCGACGGATCCGGCGAATCTGCTGTTGTCAAAGTAGACGTATCCGCACTTTCGTCCTTGCAGGACGGAACGGCTTGTACGGGCGTTCGCATTGAGAAGATTAAGTTTTCTAATGTTGGGATGAGTGTCAAACTTCTTTGGGATGCTTCCACTGATGTTATTGCGGTAGAGCTTCCTGCGGATTATTCAGATACCTTGGATTATTCAGACATAAGTGGTCTTCCTAATGTTGCGGCTTCTGGCGGCAACACGGGAGACATTCAGCTTACGACTGTGGGACACGGTAGTGGAGACACGTACTCAATAGTCTTACACTGCTTGAAACAGTATTAGGTGAGTTGAATGGCAACTTCTGGATCGGTTGATTTTAATCTTGATATGGCGGAGATCACAGAAGAAGCCTTTGAGCGGTGCGGTCTTGAGTTTAGAACAGGTTACGATGCAAGAACCGCTCGTCGCTCATTAAATCTTCTTTTTGCGGAGTGGGCCAACAGGGGTCTAAATCTATGGACGGTGGAAGAAATCACGCAGTCCTTAGTTCAATACTCCTCATCATCTTCAATTGCCACGTATCCCATAGGAACTATAACGGCTACTGTAGGGGACTCAACCTACCTAGTTGTAGGAAGAACCATAACAGGTGGAACCAGTGGGTCTACCGCGAAAATTATTTCTAAACCCACATCCACGACTATAACTATAACAGTTCCAACCGGTCCTTTTAGCGCGGGTGAGGCCATTACAAGCAATGCTAGTGATGAATCCGGGGTTTCTACCACAATATCGTCCGATCCCAGCCTTTCAGACGCCCAAGCCGCCGTTGATGTCCTGGAGGTTGTAGTACGCCGAAGTGGCTCGGATGTTGGTATATCTAGAATAAGTCGTGGAAATTACCTAGATACTCCCGATAAAACGACGCAGGGTCGTCCTTCTCAGTTCTATATTAACCGCCAAATCACCCCAACAATAACGTTGTGGCCATCTCCTGAGAATTCTACCGACCAGCTTATCTATTACAGGGTGAAACGAATTCAAGATGCGGATTCCGGTGTTAACACTTCGGATATTCCGTTCAGGTTCTTGCCGTGTCTTACCGCAGGGTTGTCCTATTATCTGGCAATGAAGAAAGCCCCTCAATTAGTCCCTCTCTTGAAGTCAATATATGACGAAGAGTTCCAAAGGGCCGCTGATGAAGACTCTGAGAGAACGGCTCTTCGCTTGGTCCCAAGTCAATCCTCGTTGAGTTTGAACTGATGCCTCGATACGCTTCTAATAGACACGCTTTGGGGGTCTCTGACCGTTCCGGAAGAGCATACCCTTTGCGCGTTATGTTGAAGGAGTGGAACGGAAGTTTGGTTGGACCAGACGAGTATGAGTCAAAGCAGCCTCAAATAGAGCCCCGACGAGTGATCGGAGACCCTGAAGCCCTTCGAGATAGTCGTCCTGACAGAGTTGAACCCGAAGTGGCTGTTATTTTAACGCTTAACCCCTTACGATCGTCGGATAGTGGGTCGTCTGTTTTAACGGTTAATGAGCCTGGTCATGGACGTTCTACGGGAGACACGGTTCGATTTAGAACAGTGGAGTCGTTTGATGGGTTTACGGAGGCTGTTCTAGAGTCTTCTAGCGGTTACTCAATAACAGTGCCTACGGATGATGCTACTAAAGATGATTTCTATACTTTTACAGCATCTAGTGGAACGTCAATTGTAGGTAATTTAAATGGTGGCGGAGGGAATGCTTCGGCAGGTCCTGTGACATTACCTCCACTACCTGTTGTAGATTTAGGAAACGGATATATTACGTAATAAGGCGTTAGTTTATGGCTTATACATACACAACATTGAAAACCGCCATACAGGACTACGTGCAGAGCACGGAGGCAACCTTTGTCAGTCAGCTTCCGCGTTTTATCCTGAACGCCGAAGAACGCATTCTAAAGGAGTGCCAACTTGACGTCTTCCGGAAGTCTTCTCAGGGGACGGCGTCTTCGGGTAATGCGTACCTTCAAAAGCCAAGTGACTTTTTAGCGCAGAACTCTTTGAGTGTAATCAATGGGTCCAGCAAGGAGTTTTTGCTATATAAGCAGGCCACCATGTTGCAGGATTACACGCCCAACCCCGCAACGACAGGAACTCCTTTGTATTATGCTGATTGGGACGAGGCCACGTTCTTGTTAGCACCTACTCCGGATTCCTCTTACACTATGGAATTACATTATTTCTATCGTCCACAATCGATAACGGAGTCCTCTGACGGAACTAGTTGGTTAGGGACGAACGCGGAGTTGGCGTTGTTGTACGGATCATTGGTAGAAGCTTATACTTTCTTAAAGGGTGAAGCGGATCTTCTAGGATTGTATAACCAACGTTTCCAAGAATCCTTGCAGTGGTTGAAGAATCTAGGCGAGGGCTTACAGACCATAGATCAGTACCGGCAGGACCGGATACGTAGGTCGCCCCAGTAATGCCTGCCGTATCCGCATCCAGTGAGCTAGGAACAGCCCTTGTATTTACTTCCGACAATGGTGGGCACTCTCCGGAGCAGGTAGCCGAGATGGCTTTAAACAAGATAATGCAGGTTTCAGATAATGCCCCTCCTGTTATACGAGATCAGGCGTTTGCTCATAGAGAACGTCTGAAACAAGTGTTAGTATTTTACATGAACAAGATGGCGCAGAGCGAGAGAACCACAATCTGGGCTTTAATGAATCAGCAGGGCCATGAGGACATGGCAGAGATTATAAGGAGACTGTAATGGCTATTGGAACCTCCGCAATTTGTGGGTCGTACAAGAAAGAGATAAATGCCGGGATTCATTTTTGGACCTCGCATTCTCGTGGAGACGGAAGCTCTATTGCTGCCGACACCTTTAAGTTCGCTATGTACACGAACTCTTCGGCTTTTGATGCGGACACAACGGGGTACGCCACCACCGCTGAAGTAAGTGGCACCAATTACACTGCGGGCGGAGCGTCTCTAGCCAGTGCAACGATAGGACTTGGGGACAACAGCAGTTCTGTTCCTACGGCGTTTATTGACATGGCAGACGTTACGTTTAGTAACGCGACTATTACCGACGCACGCGGCGCTCTTATTTATAATTCAACTTTGGCTAATGCGGGAACCGCAGGAGACACAACCCACGCGGCCACGCCTTCTGTTTGCGTGATTAATTTTGGTGGGGATAGCTCCTCAAGTGCCGGAGACTTTACAGTTACCATGCCTACAAACGACGCAAACAGTGCTTTAATCCGTATTGCGTAATGGCTTTAATTACTGGCTGGGATCGCGGGACATGGAACCAAGGGGCTTGGAATAGTCCTCTTTCCGTTGCTCTTACGGGTGTTTCAGCCGCTACCGCCATTGGCAGTGTAGAAGTTCAGATAGAGGTTTCGGTTACTGGTGTTTCGGCGGCCACTGCGGTAGGAACGGTAGAGGCTCAGATAGAGGTTCCGGCAACGGGTGTTTCGGCGGCCACTGCGACGGGCAGTGTAACGGTTACAGGCGAGGCCAATCTAACCCTTACGGGTGTTTCGGCGGCCACTGCGGTAGGAACAGTAGAGGCTCAGATACGGGTGACTATTACAGGTGTTCAGGCTGCGACGGCGGTCGGTACACCTCTACTTTGGCAAGAGATCGTCCCAGGACAGGACGCGGACTGGGATCCAATAACGTACACACAAGCCCCTAATTGGGCTAAGATAGCGGCATAGGAATAGAATCATGGCATCAACATACACAACAGGCTTCGGCATAGAGAAGATTGGTTCTGGGGAGCAGTCCGGTACTTGGGGGACCACGACGAACCATAATCTGGATATTGTTGATAGAATAGCCTCGTACAAAGCGGTGGGTCTTTCTGGAACCACACACACTCTTACGGTTCGAGAAGCGTCTCCAGGGTCTGGAACGGAGAACCTCCAAGACGGTATGTACCGAGTAATTAAGTTTACAGGTGCGTTGGGTGCTAACAATACGGTTACAATAGCGCCGAACACGTCCCCGGCTTGGTTCATTATTGAGAATGCAACTACGGATTCAGGGTCCAGTGGGCCTTATTCGGTGATCCTTACGCAGGGTTCCGGGGCAAACGTCACTGTTCAAAACGGTAAGAACGCGATTATTTACTGCGACGGAGCGGGCTCCGGTGCAGTGGTTTACGATGCTCTTGCGGATATTCAAGTAGGAACCTTGGAGGTTACGGGCGCTGCGGCTATTGATGGGGCTTTGACCCAAGGCGGCGCGTCCCAGTTCAACAGCACGTTAACAGTAGGCGTCAACGACACC